TCTGATCCTAAGAAGTTTGTACGTGCTCTTGAGAAGCTCAACCTGCCCAAGCAAGTCACAGAAAACATCCGTATCAATCCAGGCGATCTTGAAGAGGGTGAAATCCCTATCTGGCTAGAGCAACGTGGATCCAGAGAGATCATGGGTTACACCATCTCAGGCAAATTCGACATGGTTGTAGATGGAGACCTTCATGACTTCAAAACCACGTCTGTGTACTCTTACCTGAGCGGTAACAAAGATGAAGATTACTCTTTGCAAGGCTCAATCTATCGTTGGATCCATCACGACAAAATCACCAGCGATACCATCAAAATTGAGTTTATGTTCACTGACTGGCAAGGCGCACAAGCTAAGCAGAACAGTGACTATCCTCAGCAAAAGCTTCACCAACATTCTGTCCCACTGCTGTCTCTCAAGGAGACTGAAAAGTGGATCATCAAAAAGCTTCGGCACCTAGAGCAGTATGCTTCGGTAGATGAAAAGCTCATCCCAGAATGCACTGACGTAGAGCTATGGCGCTCTTCCCCTGTGTATAAATACTACGCAGACCCAGCCAAAGCATCCCTACCAAACTCACGCTCAACCAAGAACTTTGACAACCTTATGGAAGCAAACGCGTTTCGCGCATCCAAAGGTAAAGGCATTGTCGTGACTGTCCCAGGACAAGTTAAGGCATGTGCCTACTGTCAATCTGCACCCATCTGCACACAAAAGGACCAGTATAACTATGCTTGATATTTCAGGTTATAAACATCATCCCGCCTTGCAGGAAATCTCACAGATTGTCGCTACAGAAACCTTGAACGGTGACCTCCCTTTCTTTCGTACCATCACAGCATACTACTTTTGTACTGTTGCATCACACATGCACACAACCGTTCGAACCATGAACGATGATGAGTGGCCTACCAATGCATATGCATTGTGCTTGGCTCCATCTGGTACAGACAAAGGCCGCACTGTGCATATCCTCGAGAACAAAATCCTCAGCGGATATCGTAAGCGTTTCCTCCAAGAGACCCAGCCAGGAATTGCTGAACTCTCTCTTCACAAAACAGGTATTCGACGTGCCGCTCGCAAAGGCACTTCAGAAGATGAAGAGATTGCCAAGCTCACAACTGATGCCAGCACCAAGGGCGCAATGCTGTTCTCATTTGACAGCGCTACATCTGCAGCCATCAAACAGGTCCGTGAGCTTATCACCATGACCCATGTTGGCTCTCTGACATTTCAGATTGATGAGATCGGCATGAACTTTACCAAGATTGCCGAAGAGCTTAAAATCTACCTTGAGCTCTACGACATGGGCTCACTCAAGCCAAAGCTCATCAAGCACTCCACCGAGAACAAACGCATTTCAAACTATGATGGAATGTCTCCAGCCAACATGTTGGCCTTTGGTTCTGACGTGAAGCTGTTTGACGGTGGTAAGATCCAAGCAGAGTTCATCGACTTCCTCAACAGTGGGTACGCCAGACGCTACATGTACGCCACAGGGAACGCTAAGAACACAGGTACAGGCCTTACCCCCAAGGAACGTATAGCAAAGATCTCAGACCCCGCTCACAGAGCCAATATCGCTAAGTGGAATACCCACTTCACTCACCTTGCTGACATCTCAAAGCACAACTGGACGATCGGCATTCCTGACGACGTCAAAGAAGCCTTCATGACTTATGAAGACTGGTGCAAGGAACGCGGTAGCGAGTTCCCTGAATACAAAGAGACTTTCCGTCTTGAGATGATCAATCGTCACAGCAAAGTTCTTAAGCTCGCTGGAGCCTTTGCCTTTATTGATGAATGTATCGAAGTTCAGATGTTCCATCTGGAAGCAGCCATCAAGCTGATTGAAGAGTCTGGCCTTGCCTTCAACAACATCATGACCCGTGATGAAGGCTTTGCCAAACTGGCTCGGTTCTTGGCATCTGTACAGGAACCAGTGACCCATGTGGATATCATGAAGCACCTGCCATTCTACAAGAGCACTGCTTCTATGCGTCAGGAACTTATGAATCTGGCTACCACTTGGGGCTACAAGAACCACATCATCATCAAGAAGACCTACAGCGATAACATCGAATGGTTCCAAGGTGAGACCCTAGAAGAGACAGACATTGATGACATGCATTTTTCCATGTCTGATCACTTCGCTTACAACTATGAAGTCCCAGATGTGAAAGTCCCTTTCACAGAGCTTCACAAGATGACCCAACAGCCAGGGTTTCACTACTCTTCACATGCGTTCCGTGGGGACCATAGGCACTCAGAAAATGTCATCCCAGGATTTAACATGCTGGTCTTTGATATTGATGGGACAACAAGTCTGCAGACCGTACATGATCTTCTCAAAGATTATACGTACATGACGTACACCACCAAACGTCACACACCTGCTGAACATCGCTTCAGGCTTTTGATGCCTACCAACTACAAGCTTGCTCTCGAACAAGAAGAGTTCCGTGAGTTCATGGCTAACATCCGTACTTGGCTGCCATTTGATACAGATCCAGCATCTGAGAAAATTGCCGGCAAGTGGACGACTTTCTCCAAAGGTACATACAATTACAACCAAGGTAGACTCTTTGACGTGCTGCCGTTTGTACCTAAGACATCACGTAATGACGATCTGCGTGACGAGAACAAGAAGCTCCATAACCTTGATAGTCTAGAGCGTTGGTTCGCTCAAAACATCTCACCAGGAAACCGCAATGACCTGTTCTTCCGGTTTGCAGCTGCTCTCCAATCAGAAGGGCTGCACTATCCTGAGATCGAAGGACGTGTCTTGGACTTCAACAAGAAGCTCAAAGATGGGCTGACCGAAGATGAGCTTCGGAAGACCGTGCTTGTGACCATTGCGAAGAAATTTCACAACCAGCCATAAAGCACCTTAACCGATTACACTTCACACCATAGTGTATCACTTCACACCAAAGGACATCACATGACTACCCAAAACGACCAACTCGTTCTCATTTGTGGAGAGAGTGCTACAGGCAAATCTGCTTCACTTGAGAACCTACCAGGAGGACAGAGGGTACTTTACCTCAACTGCGAAAGTGGCAAAAAACTACCCTTCAAAAACAGCTTCGACACCAAGATCATTGATGATCCATACCAAGTGTATGAGGCTTTTGACTATGCTAAATCCACAGATCTCTATGACACCATCGTTGTAGATACTCTGACGTTCTTGATGGACATGTTTGAAAGCACCTACATTATTGGGTCTGAAAACACGATGGCAGGCTGGCAAGCTTATCAGCAGTACTTCAAGAACTTGATGCAGCAACATGTCTCCACCTCAAAGCAGAGCGTCATCTTCACTGCGCACACACGCTCAGATCTGAATGAAAAAAAGATGGAGATGGAAACAGCAGTACCCGTAAAGGGTGCTCTGAGAAACAATGGTATCGAAGCTTACTTCTCTACCGTTGTAGCAACCAAGAAAATGTCGCTTAAAGACTTGGTTGATTACAAGAACGACATGCTCAACATCACAGAAGAAGATGAGATGTTGGGGTACAAACATGTCTTTCAGACACGACCCACAAAGCTGACAACAAATGAACGCATCCGTTCTCCTAAAGGACTCTTTAGCATTAAAGAGACCTACATGGATAACGATGCAGCACTGTTGCTTGACCACTTGCGTCAATATTACAGCTAATCACACCACACCAAACCAATCCAAATAGGAGAACCAAATGAACAAAGTGTTCGCAAAACTTGAGACAGCTGATGTAGAACAGGCAGCCGACGTTGTAGGAGGCGCAGTAACTGCTCTGCCAACAGACGTTTATTCTGGCACCATCAAGCTGGCATACGTAGGTACATCCCGTAGCTCAGATGCTCAGAGTGTTAATCTTCATATCGATATCAACGGTACAGAGATTCGTAACACTGTCTGGGTCGTCAGTGGCAAAGGCCTGATGTACTATGAGAAAGAGGGATCCAAGATCCCGCTTCCAGGTTTCTCACTGATCAATGACATCTGTATGCTTGCCACAGAGAAGTCTCTGACAGAGCAAGAGTCTGAAGAGAAAGTCGTAAAACTCTGGGACTATGAAGCAAAGAAAGAACTGCCCACATCTGTGCCTGTTCTGACTGGGCTGACAAATGTTCCAGTGAAGTTGGCCATTACTCGTCAGATTGTTGATAAAAACAAGAAAGACGAGCAGTCAGGTAAGTACGTTCCAACAGGCGAAACCCGTACTGAGAATGAACTTAACAAAGCATTCCATCCTGAGACCAACCGTACTGTAAATGAGTATCTTCATAACATCGAAGAGACAGAATTCTACACAGCTTGGCTGGAGCGTCACAAAGGCAAAGACCGTGATCGCTCCAAAGGTACCAAAGGTGGTTCTGGATCTTCAGGTGTAGGCAAGCCTGGAGCCAACACAAACTCAGCAGCCAAGAAGTTGTTCGGCTGATGATGTATATTGGAATCGACCCTGGTTTCACGGGGGCTGTAGCTTTCTACAGTCCCCAAGACTCATGGGTTGATATCCATGACATGCCTACGGTCACAAACCCCAAAGGTAAAACGATCGTAGATCTCTACGCCCTACATGCCTTGCTTGATATTTCTGCTATGGGAAAACCATTCACCGCCATACTAGAATATGTCGCTGCAAGGCCAGGGCAGGGGGCTCCAGCTACCTTTCGCTTCGGCCAAGGGTACGGAGCCCTAGAGATGGGACTTGCTGCTCACAAGATCCCTGTACGGTATGTCACACCTACCAAATGGAAAAAGCACTTTGGCCTAAACAAAGACAAAGGCGCATCTCGAGGACTGGCACAACAACGCTTCCCTCAGTTGGCTCACGTCTTTTCTCGGGTCAAAGATGACGGTCGTGCAGAAGCGGCTCTCATTGCTCTTTACGGACATGAGGCACTGAAATGAAATACTACCATCACATAGATCTAAGCTTCACCGTCGTATCTGATGATCCAGATCCTGAAAATATGAGCGAAACAGATATGCTCACACAAGCAGTAGAACAGCTTATTTCTGTCCTACAAAACGATGACTCTACCATAGCAGTTCGTCGGGAATTCTCCACACCAGACCCAAACAAACTAAATTGAAGGAAACCACACCAATGCAAATCACACTGAACCAAGATGAGATCCATGAAGCAGTAGAGAACTACGTTCGTGGACAGATCACCATTGCTACAAATCAAACCATCGACATTGATTTTACAGCAGGGCGAGGCAGCAATGGACTGTCTGCCACACTGGATATCCGCTCTTCTGGATCTTCCAAAAAGACGCGTATCGCAACTGCCACTACTACGGTAGCACCAGTGCCTGACGCTGAAGAAGCAACTGAGGTTGATGACACAGCTGAAGCTGAAGAGATCGAAGATGAAGATGAAGACAAATTGAGCCCGTTCAGTGATGAAGAGGCTCCCAAAGTGAACCGCTCATCCATCTTTGCTAACGCCAAATCCGCTTAATGCGTACGTTCATTGCAGTAGTTTATGCAGTGATACTTACGCTCTCAATTGTTAGTGCCTTTGCAGCTGCATGGGCTCTAGCAATCCAACTGTTCATCGTCTCCTGCCTGATCTTGTCAGGCCTGCTCTACTTTAAAGTAAGCCGAGTTCAAAAGGAACGTGAACCGTTGGATGTTACATGGGGAATGGGTGAACCTCCAAGGCACTCAGACCCATACCATGTAAGAGAAGGTTGGGACCGTGATACCTCACGTACCAAATAATGAAGAGAGCCTCAGTTGCTGCAAGAAAACCGAGGCTCTCTTCTACTTACTACTGCTCGATGGGAAATCTGAAGCGGTAAGATATATTATATGTAAATCATCGGATTCATCCAATCTACCCATACGATTGAAATTTCTAAGAAAGTTCGTCTTTCGCCCCCAGGTAGGAGATCCAGATGTAACATCACATTTCACATCAGCCAGATAGTTCACGGGCTATCTGGCATTTACACAAAAGGAAACTGACTGATGGCTGACCAGAAATTATTTGTTCAAGGAGCCAAAGTTCAAACGATGCTGCGGGACTTTGATAAATTACGCACTGCCATTCGTTCTCATGACAGCTTTGCCACCGAGGCTGCCTGGGAAAAGTGTGAGCGGTGGCTGGGTCTTAGTTTCTCAACTGGATCCGTTGGTCCCGTAACAGAATTCGAGATATCCGACTCCGGCCGGCTAGTTGCAGATCGCTGTCCTCAGTGCAGGGTCTTAACATCTTCATTTCCTGAACCGTGTCCAGAGTGCGCTACGTGGCTGCGTAATTTAGAGAAAATGGAGACCGACTGATGGCTGATGAAGCGTTTACCAGTGAGGTCATCAGGGCCGCTGCAAAAAAGGTCTACCCAAAAATCTTTGGGTCAATCAATAGCGACGATCTTGACGTTGCCGAACAGGTGTTCCGTTCGATGGTGTCTGAAGTTGTCGCACTGGATAAGTGCGCAACAAATGCACTTGGTGTTTTAGAACTTAAGGAGACTGACTGATGGAGTATGTACTGAAAATGTGGGCGCTTACAGCGATTAGCATTCTAGTCGCTGGCGTGTTTGACTGGCATCCACTCCTATGCGCCATGGCGGGTACATCTTTTGGCTCTGCGTGGATTATGACCCTTATTGAAGTGAAGGGGTATCGACTAACGCGCCCAGAACACACCGCAAACGAACCGTGAAAGTGGAAACAGGCATAAGCCCACAACACAAGGAGACTGACTGATGACATGGATTATACATCTGGGGACCACTTGCCCCGTTGATCCAGATACCAGGATCATCGCAGAAATGAAGTTCTACGGCAGCGGAGACCACGTGGGGCCTATCCCAGCAAGAGACTTTGACTGGGATTACCCAGGTGATCCTGTTGTCAGGTACAAAATAATTAAGCCTTCCCAGCTTGATAAAACTATAGAATTGGAAAACACATCATGACCTCTCCCAAATTTAAAGTAGGAGACAAAGTAGTAATACGTACGTCCACACCTGGACACGATCGACACAACCCAAAAGACGTGTTTACCATACTAAAAGTGTGGACTTTGCCATACACATATCCCCCGTCTTACCTTCTGAAACACTCTCCTAGTGTCTGGCCAGAAAGTAGACTTACCCGCATCTAGACTTTAGTTCACAGCATTCGTCCAAGGGTTCATGCCAAACGAGTCGATGCCCATTTCAGGACCAACAGCATATCCCAAGCTGTCTCTCCACCATGCACCAGCCAAAGAGCCGCTTGGAATGGTGTCAATGTTCAGAAGTGGCCCCAAACCAAAGGTATAGAGCAATGCTGTCAGCGGCCTGTCCCGCATGGTCCTGATGGCAATTTTCATGATCCTGATCTTGTAGTTCATGAACCACAGCATCCCGATGCTCTCCAGATAATCCCGACCTCTCCCAGCATTCCTGTTGTAGTTCACAAACTCTTCACTGATCCGATCCAGTACTTTCTCTTTGTCCTGACCTTTGTTTTTAGTGAGGTGATCGTAAAGAATGGCCTTGGCTATGAAGTCACCATATTGGATCCCTCTATTCAGGCCTTGGAACAGTGCTGTATCCTTGGCCACCAGGAAGTTCTTACCAATCGTCTGTACAGCGTCAGGGAGCTTGTCTGCAGCCTTCTCTATGAAGTCTGAGAACTTCCCCTCCCGAATAGCCTGATCAGCCTCTGTGAGGCTCTCTGAGATGGTTGAGAACTCACCAGCTTCAATCAGAGGAGCAATGCTCATCTTCTTGTTAGAGGCTTCGATCGCGCTGATCTGTGCTTCAATCTTACGTCGCTGGTTCGGGTTCTGGATGTTGATCGACAACTCCAGTTCCAGCTCCAGGATTTTCTCACGGTTCTTCGTGTACTGTGTGATCTCCAGGAACTTGTCTTTGGTTCCTTTCACCAGCTCGATAGGGGAGACCCCCAGTGACAGCAGATACAGATTGTTGGCAATGATGTTATCTTTCATCACTAAGAAGGAACGAACCACGATGGTTGTCTTAGCGTAGCTAACAGCATCCTGTAGATGGTTCTCGACCCATGCTGCATTACGGTATGCCTTCTCACCCATGATGAAAATGGCTGCATCTTTGACAGCTTTGGTTGCTGTACCGTTCCAGCGTGTCTCACCAGTGAAGACATCTCTGACAGAGGCTGAACGATAGCCTACAGCATCAATGATCATGTCTTTCCTGATAGGCAGATACAGCTCAGTACCAAACACCTCAGCTGCATAGTCCTTGATGTCTTTCCCCAGGACATTCCAAGCATCTTTAATCACTGGGTCTGTGGACTCAGCAATGTTGACGTACTCAGTGGATCTCCCATCTGTGATTCCGTCATCAAAGTTCTTCTTGAGCTCATCAATCAAGCTCTTGTTGTATTTGATGGCCAAGTCTTCTTCCAACATACGACCCATCCAGACACCAAGCATACGACCCATGTGGTTATCATGCTCGATGATGCTGGCTTTCTCAGGATCCATGGATCTCTCATAGCCAATGATCTTCCCGTCTTTATTGTAGATAGGCATCAAGCCTTCCACATTATTAGTCAGGTTATCACGCACACCGTTTCTGTTTGCTGTGATACGGTTTGCAGCACGTCCCATGATTGGCCCAGCTGTTGTCCCATTTCGGGTCACACCTGTATGCAGATCAATGCCATTGAAAGTCTGGGTTACTGTCTGAGCAACGCCCTGTCTGAAGGCTGCTTGAGAACCAACAGTAGACTGATAGTACCCGCTAGGTTCACGGTTAGGATCATTACGATCTCCTCTGTAAGGACCGACATAGATGTACCCACTGGTGATCATCTTAGCGTGCTCACTTGCAGGCTTCACTACAAGCTCATGACCTCGTGGAGTGACTGACGGTGCATAACCTTTCCAGCCATTCATACGAAGGAGCTGTCGCTGCTCATCATCAAGACGATCAATTTTTGTGTTCTCTTGCTGACGCACAGTCTGAGACAGCTTCATCATGTTCTCTAGAGCAGTTGGATCTGATTGAGCCAACTCAGCCAGAGTTGCTTTCACATCTGCATCCAGATTTTCAAAAGCTCTCAACGTAACCAGCTTGTCGATCGCTTCTACCAGCTCCTGGCTCACCTGAGCATCTGTCAGACTGTTTGGATGGCCGGCAAGACGTGCAATCGCATAGCTGTTTCTCAGCTGAGTGTTTGTGTTCAGTGTCTTGTCGTTCATGAACTTGCCGAGGTTTATGGCCTTGTTCAGATACATGCGGCCGCGATTACCTCTAGCAAGACGCATCACTTCTCTCTCAGCATCCCGTATGCTTTGGGGCAGTGTGCTTTGGTTTGATACCAGAGCCATGGCTTCAGACGTCTCCAGAGCCATGAGATCAGTATGCAAGATACCTTTGCTCATCTGGTTCCAGACTTTACGCTTCAGCTTTTTAGAGAACATCTTGGCAAGCTCAGCAGGGATCTTCTCACGATAATCCTGACGCATCGCATCAATCTTAGCTTTCACTTGGTTCAGCAGCTTGATCAGACCCCGTGTTGTCGGGTCTGTGCCTTTGAGATCATTCAGTAGGGCGCGTGTTTCATGCGCTCCTTCCATGCCATTAATAACTGTGGTCCAAGCCTTGGCGCGGTCTCCTGCTGTTTTGGAATCCATGATCCCTGTCAGAAGAGACGCTACCTTGAGAGGCGCAGCTACATACTTGTTAGGTGCCTTATCAGACAGGGTGTTCAGCCCGTCGCTTACAGCAGCAGCTCCTTTTTGTAGGCCGCCAGAGAGCATCTCTTCCATCTGGTCGATCGGCTTCAGAGCCATGGCTTCAATCGTGTTCCGACGATTGTCTTTGATGTCAGACATCGCCAGGGTCAGAGAGTCCAACTGATCACGCATGTTCTTGCCCAAGCTCTTACGTGAGATAGACATGTCAGTCAGCGTGTTGATTGCAGTATTGGCAGCAGCTGTAAGCAGCTGATCCACACGGCTCTCAACTTCATTCTGTGCTGCAGACTCACGGATACGTGGGGCAGGGATGGTTGCCAGATCATCAGCAAACTCATTGCTGACTTGGCTCAGAGCTATGAAGGTCGGCATCAGCTCTTTGCTGTTACCTTCCAGAAGAGTCTTCCAGCTAGGCTTTTGATCCATAAGATCTGAGTTTACCACACGGCTGTATAGCTTGTTGGCTTTGGTAACTGCGGCCGTGTTCATCTCCATGTCGCTAGACATGACAGCATGAATACCAAGGAAGAGGGTTTCTTCACGACGATCCATGACAAAGCCAGCAGCTTTTACTTTCTCAGCAGCCTCGATCGCGTCCATGACCAGCTTCTGATGTACCGAACCTCTGAAGCTTTGGTTAGCGTCCCCAGGGTATTGAGCCTGCAAATGCATATCCAACCCTGAGAAGAACTTATCTTCCAAAGTACGCAGAGGTTCATTCGGTCCAAAGACCTGCTCAAACATTGCTTGGGTCTCAACATCCAGTTCACTGATACGTTCAGCTGTTGGAGCATTGGCCAGGATCTCTGCATTGAATTTCACATTGCTAAACAGATCCAAACCAGGAGAGCTCTTGATCCCCAGCACTTGCTGAAGTGTCTTCAAAACCTTCTGAGCCACACGAAGTAGAACTGACCGTGTACGTGTCTCTTTGCCTAGCTTGATGAGGTTTTGGTTGCTCAGCATCCATGAGAGGAATTCCCCCATTGATACATCTGGATTCCGGCCGGCAACATTCAACTCTTTTTGAAGTGTGAGTGCAGCTCGATCGACCGCTGTATCCTCAGCAAAGGTCATGCTCTTGAATTCATTCATGAGCAGCTCAAGACGTTTGATGGCTTCGCGTGTCTGCTTGTCTACAGACATTGGATCCTTGTAGTAGTCTTTCAAAATGTCAGCAGTGACGATGTGCAAGAACTCATGCAACACAGTCTCTGGGGACTGGTTACGGATCAAGATCACATTATAAGTTGGATGATACTGAGCAGCTTCAACCTTCTTAGGGTTTGAACCTTTCATGTACGTAATCTTGTACTGGTTCAGCTGTTCAGGAGTACCAAACACCACAGTGACATTGCTCAAAGTCTTTGCAGCTCCAAGCAAGCTAGAGGCAATCCACCGTTGTTCCTTGGTGAACATGTCTTGGTTCTTGATGCCTTTAAGAAGTGCATCTCCTCCCATGACAACAGCCCCAGGAACTCCCCTGGTTTCTCTGCCCATCTCCGAAGTGAATGCTTTCATCTTAGAGTTTTCAGGCTCAATAGTAGGAGTGTCTTTGGCGTCCTTGTCTAGCTTGTCCATTTCTTCATTGTAGAAGGTCTGGAGCTGAGCTGAGATGGCATCTACATCATACTTTCCTTTGTCATTGCTTGGTATGGCAACTCCAGTCTCTGACACAAAAGGAGCATCTGCACCTGCCATGTGATCCACAGAAGCAAGCATACGAGCCATAGCTCTCTTACGTGCAGTGTTCTCATTTGAGAGAGACTGCATCTTTGCAACCATTTGATCCAAGTCTTTGATGAACAAATCCCGATCGTTGGGATAGTTGTTGTCCATAAAGCTGTTGTGAGATTTCAGGATCTGTCTGATTGCGCTGGCTGTTTGTGCGTTGTCTTTCTTCAGACGCATTGTCTGACGAAGGCTTATGAGAGCCAGATCTGCAATGTTGGTTTCCTGCCAACCTTTCCAGACACTCTTGTTAATGCCTTTGGCAGTCTCAGCAATGTGTTTGAGAGCCCCTTCCACACCGTCAAACACAGCCAGCGTCGTATCCAGATCGCTGTTTGAGTCTTCATAGATGTTCAACATCATCTTACCGTCGCCTGTACCAATGGTCAGGTAAGGGGAGAATTTCACACCTGGGTCACGTACCTCTGAAGCTTCTACACCCACTTCAAACGATGCTTGCAGAGACTTAGCAACAGTTTCCTCCTTTGAGTAAACCTCACTCAAAGAGATATGAAACTCCTGATCTTCAGACGTGTAGATGGGAGCCACTTTAGAAGCTTCCATGAAGACTTCTGCCAAGTCTTTCTTGGACAGTAGCTCCTTATCAGTAAGGACACCTTCTTCGACCCTCTGAGCTTTACGTTCCATCATCATAGTCAGGAACGTGTCTTTGAAGTAAGCAGCCTGAACCTTAGACACAGTCTGTGTGTAGTTCATGATCTTACGGAGACCACCAGTAGTCTCATCGAGAGCCTGGATCATTGGCGGGATCACTGTCCCTTCCAGAAGAGCAAACAGTTCTCGCTTATGCTTTACATTAATTTCAGCTTCTCTGGGGTTCTCAAACATCCCTCTGAAGTTTGAACCAAACATACGTCTCAGGAGCTCTTCCAGCTTAGGATTTTCCACAAACCGTGGATGTTCCTTATAGCTCTTGATCTTACCTTCAGCCTTCTGTTTGGAGATGTCCGTGAGCAGCGAATAGATGTTGTCTTCGATCGCTCCAACAATCTTGCCTGTGATGCCCCCTGCACTGGATCCATAGAGAAGCACAGTCAGTGGGTTCTTCACCACGTTTCTGAGTACCTCAAGATCCACGTCACCTTTTTCAGATCTGGAATATTTGAAGTCATCCAAGAACTCATCCAGGATCTGCAGCGCCACATGCGTGCCGTTGCTGTTGGTGCTCTTAAGAGCTTCCCTCAAAAGGGTATCGTATTTTTGAGCAGCGTCCCCATACAGATCTACATTATCCTGAGCGATGTACTCGTTCAGGCTCATAGGCTGACCAAAGAACATACCTCCTCGAGCCATGGTTCTGATCTGATTAGGTGTGAAGTTACCAAACCCAAGGTTCATAATCGCATTGATGGGACCGTCTGTCTTACCATCAAACTCGATCGCCAATGATGTCACGAAGTTATCAAGGCTCTCTGACTCAATCGCTTCCTGCAGCTCAGCCATTGTTAGAATGGCATGAAGTGCTTTCGGGTTTTTTGGTACATTAGATGCCACAAAAGCAGCCTTAAGAGCTTTGATGTTTGTAACCTCACCTAGCTGCATGTACTCACGCATGGCTTCAATGGCTGACTGGTATTCACCTTCCATCATTGCATCTACCCAAGCGACGCTTTCAGCATGAGATTTCTTCTCAATGCTCACACCCAGGGATTGGGCAATGGCCAGCTTGAGAGCGACCATGTCGTCTTCTTGGTTCAGATCCAAGATAGACTTAGTGGCAGCCACCAGCTCACGCATAAGCTTGTTGCCTTGCGGGGTAACTGGTCCTTGCTGCTGCAATCGGCCGACACTGGAGATAGCCCACCGGAAGAATGTAGGCACCTGATATTCAGTAGCCATGTCATTGTCTTCTTTAGCAGCATGTTCCTGCATCCGTTGACGTAGGTTTTGCACACCCTCGTAGCCACTCATTAGTACCTTGTTACGTGACTCGATTGCCTTTACTTGGTTCACGTTTGTAGACGCATCAATCTCTTGATACCCAACCAGATCCAAGTAATCACCTTGGGAAATAGCATCACTAAAGCGGTTCAGGTTGGTGAGGAAGTTTTGCTTCTTCTCCATGCGACGAACCACCTGCTTTTCCAAGCGGCTTGTTGGGTTGTCTTTCTGACGGATCTTCAGGATCTGTCTTGGCTTTGCTGGTTCACCAATAATGTAGACGTCTTCATGCTCTGGCACAAAGACCGAAGCAAAGGGCTCCTGCATACCTTTGAAATTTTTAATCAGATCAGCACTCAGTTTTGTTTCTCTGTTTGGAGTGTAGCTCCTCCAGGGAATCAAAAGCCTGTCATAAGGGACTTCAGAAGTGATTGTACGTCTAATCAGACCACGCTCCATACCCATGTGAAGCATGGTTCCAGCCAGTGCTTTCATCACGCCTTGTGTATATGAAGATGAGACATCTCCTTTAGGAGACACACCCAAAAGCTCTGTAAGCCTACGTGTCATAAAATCCACAGAATCTTGTGTGTGGAATCCAGCTTGTGCTGCTTCCCAATGAATTTTTGTTACTTCACTTTCATCAGTGAGCTTGAACAGCTTTTTGAGCTTTTCCTTGTCCCACTTCTTGGGACCAACTTGGCTCTTCGTAACGACCCATTCAGCAAGAGCCATGACACCGGCTTCAATGATCCGATCGTCAACTTTTATATCGCCGTCTTCGTCCATGTAAGCAAAGTTAACCCCAAGCTTGTCCACAAAAGACAACAGGTCTTCTGAGCCATTGGCCAAGAGTTCACTCCATGGATCCATCATCCCCGTCTCAGTGTTTTTAAGCTTCTTGTTGCCTATGTCTTTCAGCAGCGCATTGAACTTGTTGGCATACTTGGGGATCTCTTTCTCAAGATCGCTCAAGGTCTCTTCGCGTGCAGCTGTGAGGCCTGAAACACTGTCCTTGAGACGCTTCACAGCTTCCTTGAATGGAGCCAAGTAACGAAGCAAGTTTGAGCCATCAGCTTTCAATCTGAATGCTTGTAGGAACCTGTTTCCGTTTTTGTCGGAAACCATGTTCTCGCCCATAACTTCTTCTAAAGTCTCACCTGCTACCTCTGGTGTGGTTTGCTCTGGTGTGACGTCAGTCTCAGCAGGAATTTCAGTAGGAGTGGTAGCTTCTTCTTCTGCTTTGAATTTAGCTTCTCGACGTGCTTCTTCTGCAGCGGCTTGCTCTTGTTGCTCTTTTTTCTTTTGTTCTTCGTCTGCTACGCGTGCAGCTTCTTGCAAAGCTTTAGATTTGTTAGCTGCTTCTTTCTCGGCTTTGACTTTAGCAGCTTCTGCTTCTTTTTTGTCTTTGGCATCTTGCTTAGCTGCTTCATCTGCAAGCAAAGCTTCTAGATCCAATGCAGCAGCTTGCTGCTCGTTGGTCGTAGGTTGAGGAGTGCCTTCAATTTCAAGACGGATAGCGTTTACCAGCTTGTCTTCTTGTACGTACAGACCAGAGTCATCAGCCAGATCCAGAGCATCATTGGTGAAGTCCCCAAGAGTGATCTGATCAGCTTCTGTCAGGCCACTGTCTTTTTTGAAGAGACCAGGAGCAGACTTGTTTGTGATCCCAGCTGCATACAATGCTTGACCCAGGGTGCTACCAACTTTGACACCACCCATGCTTTTGATCGCCTGGATCATGGGTATCTTGCCGCCAGCTTCCTTCTGAAGCTTCTTCTTTGGACCCATGTTAAACCGGATAGACTTGTCCAGCTTTGGCACGGGCAGGGGATCTCCATCGACACCCATGGCTTCAGCAAAAGCATTGTACAAACCAGCCAACGCTTTCGTATCAGACCGTACTTCAAACGCTAGTTTGATGCTTCGGTTGCTACGTCCATCAATGAACACCGGCTTGTCAGTATCAAAGAATGTCTGTTGATCAGGATTGTATGCCTGAAACTGGATCTTAGTCTTGTTACCTTCGCCGCCAACAGCAGATGTATTGTAAGCTTCCATCTTGTTGGATTGAGAGATCACAAAGTTCTTCAGCTCTTGTAGAGCTTCCAATGCCAGTTCAGTCTGACCAGAGTCCAATGCACTTTGGATGTCTTGTTGGTGCTGATAGAAAGCTTTACCTGAGTTTGACAGGTTCCCCAGCTTCATGATCTCACGACGAACATCCCATAGTGTTTTGGGTTTCGCTTTTGCTTTCTCACTGTCGTTTGCTTCTTTGTTGAACGCTTCATCCAAAGACGTCAGTTCTGTTTCCAGTTCTTTAGCAACACCAACCAGTTTCTCCTGGAGCTGTAGCTTACGAATCTTGCCGGCATCTTCTGGAGATACCTGCTCAAGCATCGGCCGAGACTCA